GGCCCTGCAATTTTGCACATGACAACAGGAGCCAAAACGTGAGCATCAAGCACCTGAATCAACGCCAACTGGCCGAGCGCTGGGGCGTGAGCGAAGCCAGCCTGGAGCGCTGGCGCACCGAGGGCATCGGCCCGATTTTCCTGAAACTGCAAGGCCGCATCGCCTACCGCCTGGAGGACGTCGAGGCCTTCGAAGCGCAGAACCTGCACAAGAGCACGACCGAGCGCGTCAGCGCAGGAGGTGTGGCATGAGCGCACGCCTGAATGCCGGGGTAGGCACGAATCTGCCCACCGGTTTGCCCACCCCTTTGCCCACCCCCCTGGCAGCCGCGCTGGAGACCTCCGGCGTCCATCTGCCGATCCCGTTCCTCGATCTCTCCGCCCAGGTCATCCGTGACCTGCCGCTGGAGAACGTCGCCGCCCTGCAGCGCTTCATCAGCGATGCCAAGTCGGAGCTGGCCACCCTGGCTGCGATGGTGCAGACGGGCCTGGAGATGCGCTACGCCGATGCAGCCAAGGCGCAACTGCTCGCCAAAGGCCAAGACACCGGTACCACCCACATTCTGGACGCCGGCTTCGACATCACCATCGAGATCGGCAAGGACGTGAAGTGGGAGCCCAATGGTCTGACCGAACTGGTCGCCAAGATCGAAGCCACCGGTGGCGATCCGCGCGAGTACGTCGAGATCAAGTACAGCGTGTCGGAAGGCAAGTTCAAGGCCTGGCCGCAGACCTTGCGGGCACCGTTCGAAGCCCTGCGCACCGTCACGCCCAAGGCACCGAAGTTCGTGCTGCGCCAGGCTGGGGAGGGCAAGTGATGGCACTCCCGATCATTAGCGCTGACCAGCGCCTTGCCGAAAAACGCTGCGCCAAGGTCGCCCTCGTGGGCGTACCCGGTGCCGGCAAGACCTCCCAGATTCGCACCCTCGATGCTGAGCGTACCTTGCTGGTGGACACCGAGGCCGGCGATCTGTCCATCCTCGACTGGGCGGGCGACACCCTGCGCCCGCGCACCTGGCCCGAGTTCAAGGACCTGGTGGTGTTCCTCGCCGGGCCGAGCCCCAGCGCCTCACCTGAGCAGGCCTTCTCGCAGGCGCACTTCGACCACGTCTGCCAGAAGTACGGCGATCCGGCCCAGCTGGCCAAGTACGACACCTACTTCGTCGACAGCCTGACCGTGCTCTCGCGGATGTGCCTGGCCTGGTGCAAGACCCAGCCGGCCGCTTTCTCCGAAAAAACCGGCAAGCCCGACACCCGGGGCGCCTACGGCCTCTTGGGCACCGAAATGATCGGCGCACTCACGCACCTGCAGCACGTGAGGGACAAGCACGTCATCTACGTCTGCATCTTGGAAGAGAAGCTGGACGACTTCAACCGCCGCATCTACCAGCTGCAACTCGAGGGCGCCAAGACCTCGGCCGAATTGCCGGGCGTGCTCGACGAGGTCATCACCTTGGCCATCTTGAAAGCCGATGACGGCACACCGTACCGCGCCTTTGTCACCGGCGCGGACAACACTTGGGGCTTCCCGAGCAAGGACCGCAGCGGTCGGCTCGACCCCATCGAAGAACCCCACCTCGGAAAGCTCATCGCCAAGTGCCTCGGCCGCGACGCCATCGCTCGCCCGGCTGCACCTGCCACTGCTTTATCGAGCGCCAGCACCCCATCCCCCGATTTCCACGCATCCCAGGAGTAAGCCGCCATGTCCAACTGGAACGATTTCAACGACGCTGAACAGCAGCAGTCTTTCGACCTCATCCCGCGCAACACGGCGGCCAAGCTGCGCCTGACCATCAAGCCCGGTGGCTTCGATGACCCCAGCCAAGGCTGGACCGGCGGCTGGGCCACCCAGAGTTTCGAGACCGGTGCCGTCTACCTCGCCTGCGAAGGCGTGGTGATGGAAGGCCCGTTTGCCAAACGCAAGATCTGGTGGAACGTGGGCCTGCACTCGCCCAAGGGGCCGACCTGGGGGAACATGGGCCGGACCTTCATCCGCGCAGCGCTCAATTCCGCGCGCAATGTCCATCCGGCCGACAACAGCCCCCAGGCGCAGGCGGCCCGTCGCATCAGCGGCTTTGCCGACCTCGATGGTCTGGAGTTCGCCGCGCGCATCGACATCGAGAAGGATGGCCGGGGCGAGGACCGCAACACCATCAAGGCCGCCATCGAGCCGGATCACAAGGATTACGCCCTGGTCATGGGCGTGATGCCCAAGGGTGTTGATGGCAATGCGGGCGGCAACTCCGGTGCGCCGGCAGCGGTCGCGGCCCCGAGCTACACGCCACCGGCTGCCCACGCTACGTCATCGCGTCCTGCCCCATCCACCGTCCCCAGCGGCAAACCCGCCTGGGCGCAGTAAGGGAGAGCGTGACGATGATGAGCACACCTATTCTCACGACCAGCCACTACGGCGTGGTGCGTTTCGGTGACCTGGCGGTGGAGGCCGTGGTGCTGGAAGACGGCACGCGTGGCTATGTGCAGCGGCAACTGGCCACCGCCATCGGCCTGCACGAATCGCGCCGGGGCAGCCAACTCAAAACCTTGCTGTCCGATGTCGCCCCGGGCGCGGTTGAGGTCTTGCAGGACCGCGCCTGCAGCATCCGCCTGCCCTCAGGCCAGACCACGGCCTTCTTCCCGGCTGGGGTGATCAGCGAGGTCGCCTCCGGTGTGATCGACGCGGCCCTCGAAGGCCGTCTGCACCGCAAACGCCAGCACCTAGTGCCCAACTGCCAGCGCATCCTGAAGGCGCTGGCCAAGACCGGTGAGGTTGCCCTGATCGATGAGGCCACCGGCTACCAGTACCACCGTGCCCCCGATGCGCTGCAGGCCTTGATATCGCGCTTGCTGCGCGAACGGGTGGCCAGCTGGGAGCGGCGCTTCAGCCCCGACTACTACCGGGCGCTGTTTCGCCTCTTTGGCTGGCACTACCAGGGCCATCAGCAAAACCCGCCGGCGGTGATCGGCCAGATCACGCTGCGCTGGGTGTACGACGTGATCATGCCCCGCGAAATCATCGAGGAGATCAGGAACCGCAAGCGCCTGTCCGACAAGGCGCACCAGTGGCTCTCCGAAGGCGGTCTCGCCCTCCTGGAAAAGCAGATCCACGCGGTGACCATGATCGCGCGCTCGTCGATGACCTACCGGGACTTCGACACCCGCTGCGCCACGGCGTTTGGCAGCCAGCCGCTGCAGATGACCCTCTTCATCGGTGCGCTGGAGGGAGGGCAATGAATGGCCGGGCAGTGTTGGGTCTGCAAGCGGCAGGCCCGTGGCCTCGGCCACAGCGACAACCGCTTCAAGGTCGGCGAGGCACGCCGGTATCCGATGGACTGGGTCTTTTGCAGCCGCAAATGCCAGGACGCGTTTCACGCGCTCTACGGCCAGTGGCTGCGAACCGACCCCAGGCAGGAGGACGTGCTCATGGTTGATCCGACCGAATTCGAGCGCGCGGCGATGCGCGCTTGCCTGAAGTGCTTTGGCGAGGCCGCTGGCGAGATCGGCTTTGACAAGCCGCTGGGTCACTACAGCGAGGCCGAGGCCTTGCAGGTGATCGAGGCCATCGTCACTGGCTGGACGGAGGCCATGGCGGCTCACCACCAACAGGCGAAGTACCCGCCGGTGCGGGGGATTGCGCCCTATGAGACGCAGGCGCCGCAGCCGGTGGCCACGTTGGAGCCAGCCTCGGCAACGGTCACCTTCGATCCGGCGAATCCCTTCGCTGATCTGGAGGACGACCTGCCGTGGGAAACCGGGGAGGCGGTGGCGGCCAAGGGCACCCCGCGTGGGAGGGCGAAGTGATGTTGGACTTCAATTCCACCTCGACCTTCCCAGAACGCTTCGAGGCTTTGATCGATGCCGGGCTGCAGGCACGCGAACAACAGCAGGCGAAGCGTCAGTACCTCGGGGCCTCGCGCCTCGGAGTGAGTTGCGAGCGCCAGCTGCAGTACGAGTACGCCCAGGCGCCGGTCGATCCGGACAGGGGCTTCTCGGGCCGCATCCTGCGCATCTTCGAGCGTGGCCACCGCATGGAAGACGCCATGGTCGGCTGGCTGCGTGCAGCGGGCTTCGTGCTCAAGACCGAAGGCAAGGACGGGCAGCAGTTCGGCTTCTCGGTGGCCGATGGCAAGTTGCAAGGTCACTGCGACGGCGTGTTCGTCGGCGGTCCCGAGGGCTTTGCCTACCCGGCGCTGTGGGAGTGTAAAGCGCTGGGCAGCAAGTCCTGGAACGACCTCGTCAAGAAGGGGCTGGCGGTCTCTAAGCCGATCTACCACGCCCAGGTGGTGACCTACCAAACCTATCTCGGACTGCATGAGCATCCGGCGATCTTCACAGCGGTGAATGCCGACTCGATGGAGATCTACGCCGAGCTGGTGCCCTTCGATGCGGCGCTGGCGCAGAAGATGTCCGACCGGGCGGTGCGGGTGATTCAGGCGACTGAAGCCGGTGAGCTGCTGCCACGCGGCTTTGCCGAGGCCAGCCACTTCGAGTGCAAGTTCTGCAGCTATGCGCAGCGCTGCTGGGGAGGTGTGTGATGAGCACAGCTTCCAAGGGCGTCAGCGCACGCAAGACCTACCGCACCGAGTGGGTGGATCGCTGGTCGCCGCCCAAACCCCTGGTCGGGCTGCAGGCCATCGAGAAGGTGCTCAATCGTCACACCTTCCTCGTGTGCCCGGAGTCTCGTCTGGTGGTGGCGGTGCTTGCCCGCGCGATCCACGACAGCCTCAGTCTTTCCAACCGTCGGATGCGGCGCGAGGCCAGGCGTTTTCTGCTCGGCGACGACCTCACGCTCTGGTGTGACCTGGTCGGCTTGCATCCGGACTTCGTGCGCTTCGTCGCCCGCAAGGCCGGCTATCTCGCCGACGAGAAGGCGCACTGGCAGAAGGTGCCGATCAAGGTGCCGGTTCTGCCGGTACCGACTGAGCCGGTGGTCAGCGCCAGCAGCGCGCCCGTGCATTCCATCACCTGCCACGCCCACAACCATCCGCCACAGGGAGGACTGATCCATGCTTGATTTCAATTCGGTGCCGCCGCAGGCCTTCCCTGTTGGTGGTGATCTCAACGCACAACGCGACGCCATCCGCGCCGATCTGCTGGCGCGGCTGGAGTCGGTGTTGATGACGCTGCTGCCAGCCGGCAAGAAGCGTGGCCAGAAGTACCTGGTCGGCGATGTGCTGGGCAGCCCTGGCGACAGCCTCGAGGTCTCGCTCAAGGGCGAAACGGCTGGCCTGTGGCACGACCACGCCACGGGCGAAGGCGGTGACATCTTCGATCTCATCGCCGCCCACCATGGGCTCGACACCCAGGCGGACTTTGCCCGGGTGCTGGAAATCGCCGGACAGCTGGTCGGTCGGGCCACCAGTCATCCGCCAAAACGCAAGAAGGCCGAAGCCCCTGTCGACGAGCTCGGCCCGGCCACGGCCAAGTGGGACTACCTGGATGCCGCCGGCAACCTGATCGCCTGCGTGTATCGCTACGACCCGGCACCGGGCAGGAAGGAGTTCCGCCCCTGGGATGCCAAGCGCCGCAAGATGGCACCGCCCGAGCCGCGTCCGCTCTACAACCAGCCAGGGGTCGTTGCTGCGGAGCAAGTGATCCTGGTCGAGGGGGAGAAGTGTGCGCAGGCCTTGATCGAGGCAGGCATTGTGGCCACCACGGCCATGCACGGTGCCAACGCGCCGGTCGACAAGACGGACTGGTCACCGCTTTCCGGTAAAGCCGTGCTCATCTGGCCGGATCGGGACAAACCGGGCTTTGGCTATGCCGAGGCCGCCTCGCAAGCAGTGCTCATGGCCGGGGCCACCTCCTGCGCGATTCTGCTGCCACCCGACGATAAATCCGAGGGCTGGGATGCGGCCGATGCTTTGGCTGACGGCTTCGATGTCGCGGGCTTCATTGCCACCGGCCCTCGCATCACGGTGCAGCCTCTGGGCGATGAGCCCGATCTGCCGGAGTACGACGGGCAAGCCGACCACGACAGCGATGCCACGGTCTGGGGCACCGAGGATGCGCTGGCGGTGAGTTTCACCCGCCGCTACCAGCGCGACTGGCGCTACATCGCGGCCTGGGGCAAGTGGCTGATGTGGGATGGGCAGCGCTGGCGGGCCGAGGAAACCTTGGCGGCCACCGATCTGATCCGTCACGTCTGTCGCCACGCCGCCGTGCGTGCAGACAGCGTCAAGGTCGCGGCCAAGCTCGCCGCCAGCAGCACCGTGGGTGGGGTGGAACGTCTGGCCCGCACCGACCGCCGGCACGCGGCGACCACCGATGAGTGGGATGCGGATATCTGGCTGATCAACACGCCAGGGGGTGTCGTCGATCTGCGCACAGGCCGGATGCGCCCGCACGACCGCGCCGACCGGATGACGAAGATCGCCTCGGCGACTCTGGTGCCGGGGAGCACCTGCCCGACCTGGATGCGGTTTCTGGAGCAGGTCACCGGTGGCGATGCCGAGCTGCAGTCCTATCTGCAGCGGATGTTCGGCTACTGCCTGACCGGGGCGACCAGTGAGCACGCCTTGTTCTTCCTCTATGGCACCGGCGCCAACGGCAAGTCGGTGTTCGTGAACACGCTCTTCACCCTGCTCGGGGACTACGCCGCCAACGCGCCTATGGACACCTTCATGGAAACGCGTGGGGATCGGCATCCCACCGATCTGGCCGGGCTGCGGGGTTCGCGCTTCGTCGGCGCGACCGAGACCGAACAGGGTCGACGCTGGAACGAATCGAAGATCAAGGAGATCACCGGCGGCGATCGGGTGTCTGCCCGCTTCATGCGCCAGGACTTCTTCACCTATGTGCCGCAGTTCAAGCTGGTGATCGCCGGCAACCACAAGCCGGCCATCCGCAACATCGATGAGGCCATGCGCCGGCGTCTGCACCTGATCCCCTTCACGATCACCGTGCCCCCGGAAAAGCGCGACAAGCAACTGCAGACCAAGTTGCTGGCGGAAGCCAACGGCATCTTCAGCTGGGGCGTCGAGGGGTGTCTTGCCTGGCAGCGCGAGGGGCTGCGCCAGCCTCAATCGGTGCTGGATGCGACGGACGAGTACTTCGAGGACGAGGATGCCATTGGCCAGTGGATGGGTGAGCGCTGCTATGTGGAGCCTGCCGCCCGATCCCTCACGGCTGACCTCTTTGCCGACTGGCGCGAGTGGGCAGAAAAGCACGGCGAATTCGTGGGCTCGATCAAGCGCTTCTCCGAAACCTTGGTCTCCCGGCGCTTCG